CTAAATAAAGCAGTTGTACACTTCTTTTTTGTAAGGAGGAGTTTTTGCATTATGAACAAAGAAGAAGAGTCAAAAGTCAGTTTATATGTTTGGAGAAAATATTTATCATTGTTCAGAAGCTATCCCTGACCTCTTCATTGATTTTATTTTACCAGAGGATTCAAAATTTAATTTATTTTTATATCAGAGAATGATGCTACGAGCTATGTTTAGATATAGAAAAGTTTATATGACTTATACTCGTGGTACTGCAAAATCATTTACAGAAATATTAGGAAAGTATATAGAATGTATACTCTATCCTAATTCAAAAGTTATGCTTACAGCACCACAAAAAATGATGGCTTCAAGTATTGCACAAGCAAATATTGAAAGTATTTGGTCTTTTATGCCAATACTTAAAAATGAAGTAAAGAGCTACAAGTTTGAGAGAGATTATACAAAATTATATTTTCATAATGGTTCAATCCTTGACGTAGTTGCCAATAGTGAATCTTCTCGTGGTCAGCGTAGAACATCTCTAGCTGTTGAGGAAATTATACATGAAAAATTTAATGAAGAAAACTTCAATACTGTAATCCTTCCAATTATGGCGAACGAGCGTTTCCCTGCATGTGGTGGTAAAGACCCTTATGAGTTACATAAGAAAATTTGCATTGCTACAACAGCAGGTCAAAAGCAAAGTTTTGCTTATAGACTACTACAAGAATATTGGCAAGATATGGTTGAAGGCGATTCAGCTTATATTATGGGTGCAAGTTATGAATTAGCAACATCTTTTGGACTGCTTTCTCTAGATTATATTAATGAACTAAAAGAATCTCCAAACTTTAATAGAATTTCTTTTGAAAGAGAGTATGAAAGTAAGTGGAGTGGAAGTTCTAAAAACTCATTAATAGACTTAGAATCGTTTAGACAATCCAGAGTTATTAAACAGGCAGAAGATAAAGCAGTTAATGATAGGAATATAGAGTATGTATTAGCCTATGACGTTGCCAGAAGCGAAGGGAGTCAAAACGCACAGTCTGCTTTAATTGTATTGAAGTTAACTCCTCGTGGGGATGGAACTTATTCTAAGCACGTTGTAAATATTTATACATTCGAAGGCTCTCACTTTAGAGAACAAGCATTATTCTTAAAACAAAAGGTAAATGATTTTAGAGCTAGAATTTTGGTAATTGATGGAAACGGATTGGGTACTGGATTAATTGACCAGTTAGTATTGGAAATTGACGAAAATCCACCTTACGAAGTTGTAAATGATGATAGATATAATAAGTTTAAAACAGCTAATAGTATTCCAATGATTTTTGTAATTAAATCACAACAAGCAGGAATGAAAGATAGTGACATGAATGGTTTGTTTATGCGTTGGGTGGGTAATGGTCATGTTAAATTCCTAGAATCTGAATCTCAAGCAAAGTCAAGATATAGAGGTAAAGATGAGAAACTTAACGAGTTCTTAAGACCATTTATGATGACAGATTTTTTACAAGATGAAATCATGAACCTTGAGTATAAGCAGAGTGGAAATAACATACAAGTTAAACAAGTTTCAAGAGCAATACAAAAAGACAGATTTTCAGCGTTAAAGTATGGACTTTGGTGGGTGTATTTAGAAGAGCAAAAAAATAAATCGAGACAAAGTGAACATATAGGAGATATCAGTAAGTTCTTTATGGGAAGAGGAGTTAAAAAACTATTTTAATAAGGAGTGAATAATTTGGCTACAAAGAAAGGCAATGAAGTAGAAGGATTTGAAAGAGAAAGTGTACTGTTAGACTTTGCTAAAATTACAGAGTTAATAGTGAAGGATTTAAATATAAATACGACTCAGAGGAATCAGCAATATACTAGAGATAATGTTGCTACTTATCTATCTAACCCTATTAGATATGCAAAAAATCTTCAAGGCATTAGTGCGTATCTTTATAATAACAGTCCAGTTTACAGAAGGCTAGTAAACTACTATGCGAGAATGGCAACTCTTGACCACTATATTGAACCATATGGCATTGATTTTTCTAAAAGTATTAATGAAAGAACATTAAGAAACAGCTTTCATAAGACATTAGAACTAGTTGATTTAATGAATATTAAACACGAGTTCGGAAAAGCTTTAGTGTCAGCGTGGAAATTGGGTACATTTTATGGATACGAGCTTTATACAAAGGATACTTACTTTATCATGGAGCTACCATATGAGTATTGCCAAATAAGTGGAATTATGGATGGGGTATTCACTTTTAGTTTTGACATGACCTATTTTGAAAGAAACCAACATCAGCTAGAGTACTATCCTAAGGAGATAGTTAAGATGTTTAATGCTTATCAAAATGGTAGTAAACCAAGATGGCAAGAAATTGACCCATCAAGAAGTGTTTGTATAAAGATTGATGAAAATAACCATTATGACTTACCTCCATTTGTTGGTATCTTCGCAGACATCTTCGATTTAGAAGATTACAAATCTGTTAGAAAAACAAGTACAGCACTAGAAAACTACAAGTTTATTGTTGAGAAAATTCCAATAAGAAAAGACTCTGAGAAGAATAATGACTTCTTAGTTGACCTATCTACTGTTGGAATGTTCCATAATAAGACTGCTAATCTTTTGCCAGATGAGATTGGAATATTCTCCACTCCTTTTGAAGTAGAGACAATCGAATTTAAGAAAGATACATCTGACAAAGACATTGTTCAAGAAGCACTTAACAGTTTATATGATAGTGCAGGTACAAGTAGAATGTTGTTTAATGGAAGTAAGCTGAGTCAATCAAATTTATCCAAGTCTATCAATGTAGATGAAGCTGAGGTCTTTGCTGTTTTAAGACAGCTTGAAAGAATTATAACAGGAAAAATTAAAAACAACATTAAAGGAACTTATAAATTTAGATTAAAGTTCTTAGATAAAACAATATTTAATAAAAAAGAAGTAAATGATGAATTAATTAAAGCGAACCAATATGGAGTTCCTTTAAAATCTGTTCTTAGCGTATCTCTTGGACTATCTCAAAGCTCTATCGAATCTATGGCTTATTTAGAGAATAATATTTTAGGATTAAGTGATATGTTTATACCTTTATCAAGTTCTCATACTCAATCTGGTGGCTCACCAAGTGAAAATGACAATGGAAGACCGCTAAAAGAAGATGATGAACTAAGTGAAAAGGGAGAAGAGCAAAGAGATAGAGAAGATAATTTAGAAAGAGAATAGTACTTTGGAAGGTGGTGAGAAGATAGTATATGGAGGATAAAAAAGTCAATACAAGATTGCCTGTTCGATTTGAAAAAATCGAAGACTATGATTCTCGCTTTCAGAAGGTCAAAATATGGCTAATGCATCTTGGAAAGAATTACAATGGAAGCATTTTTGAAAAAGAAGCGGTAATTAATGCACTAGATACTTTAAAAAACACTCCAATCTTAGGATATATAAAAGAGTCTATGTTAGACAAAGACTTTGCAGGTCATGAAGTAGAGCTTGTTGTAGAAGATGGAGAGTTGAAAGAAAAGTATATTGGTCAAGCATTTGGTGTAATTGGTGAAAACTGCAATCCTCGATTTGAATTTAAAGAAGGGGACAATGGAGAAATCCTAGAATATTTAGTAGTCGATGGACTCCTGTGGACAAAGTTTGATGATGCCATTTCTATTCTTGAAAGAAGTGGAGAGGTAGCTCAATCTATGGAGTTGGACAGTGACTATGATGGATACTGGGATGAAGATGGTTGGTTTCACTTTACAAAATTTAGCTTCTATGGTGCATGTATGTTAGGACAAGACGTACATCCTGCCATGCAAAAAGCTTCTGTCGAAATGACGTTTTCTAAAGATTCCGTTAGAGATGTTATTGAAAGAAAGCTAGAAGAGTTCAATACTCTAATGGATGAAAAATTCAAGGAGGTGACTAACGGAGTGAATCTTGAAGAACTATTACAAAAATACTCTACTTCTGTTGAAGAATTAGCAGAAAAAGGTATTAATACAGAAGAGTATTCTATTGAAGAATTAGAAGAAAAGCTTAAAGAAGTGTTTGAGTCACAAGACAATGGAGAAAGTGAGAATGGTGATAAAAAAGAGCCATCTCTAGACAACACTCAAGATGAAGAAGGTGACGATGGTATCAAAGAAGAGGGTCAAGACCCAGAAACAACCCACTCTGTAAAAGATGGTGAGGAAGGACAGGGTGACAACCAAAAAGAATTTACTTTGTCATTTGAATTATCACATGACGACATCAGAGGAATGTTATATGGAAAGTTAGAAGATTATGATGTCTATATTGTGGAAGTGTTTGACTCTTACATTATTGTACACAATTGGGAAGATAATAAATTTTATAAAGTATCTTACTCTAAATCAGATAATAATGTAGATATTTCTGGAGATTTCGTAGAGGTATTCTCAATGTATTTAACTGCTGAGGAAAAGAGTGCTTTAGAATTAATGAGGGCTAACTTCGAAAAATATGAAGAAGAAAATGCTAGATTAAAAGAGTTCGAAGCAAAAGTATTAGCAGAAAAGAGAAATCAAGAAATTGAACAATTGTTCGCTAGACCAGAATTCTCTATTCTTACAGAAAAGGATTTATCAGAAGTTAAAGAGAATATGGATAAGTTTAGCGTTAAAGAATTAGAATCAAAACTTTATGAGGTTTTAGGAAGAAAGAATGCAATTAAATTCTCTAAACAAGAAAAAGAGCCAAATAAAGTAAATATTGTTATCAATGAAGATTTAGACAAGCCAAAATCATCATATTCTCATATCCTTGAGAAATATGGATTAAAAGAATAAAAATAATTTTCAATCATTTTAAGGAGGAAATAAAATGGCAGTTATTAGATTAAATAAAATCACTGGAGACCACCTTGAGTCTGTAGTACACACAGAAGATATGACAAATGGTCTTTTTGTTCAATTAGGTGAATTAGTAGAAGGGGAAACAGAGCTTTATGAAGTAAAAGTTCCTGCTACAGAAGATGATTTAAGAGATGAGTTCTTATTACATGCAACTCCAGAAGTTGACCCAGACCCAAGAAAAGCAGGATTAAAACACTTTGTTGTTGAAGCAGGTACTGCTGGTCGTACTTACCACTTAGAACGTGGGGATGTTATCACTTTAACAGAAGATTTAATTGATGAAACTCCAGTTGTTGGAGAGTATGTAGTTCCACAAATTGGTTCTTTAAAATTAATTGCTTCTGCTGATAAAACTTCTGGTGCAACTGGTGTTGAACCAAGCCTAGTGTTAAAAGTAGAGCGTGAAACTACTTTAGGTTATGAAAACGATAAGGCATACCAACTTCGTGTAATCAAAGCTTGATTCTTTTAAGCTTTGATTATTTTATTAAAAATATATTATGCACATTAAGTGCCAAGTAAAGTATTATCTTACATTTCAAGGAGGAAAATATAAATGAATGTTAAAAATGAAGTAGCTAAAATGGCTATAGATTACTACAAAGGAGAAGGCGACATTTCTAAATTTTCTAGACATGATGCTATGGAAGCCTTAAGAAAAGAATTAATTACAGCAAATGGTGGTTCGGAAAAATTAACACCAAAATCTTTCCGTAACAACCCTCAATTATTCGCTATCGTTGAAGAAGCGTTAGACTACTTAATCGAAGAAGGCTTAAAAGGTCAATTCGATATGTTCGTAGAAACAGTTGTAGTTGAGCATGGTGATATTAAAGTATTTACAGTTAAAGAAAACCGTCTATTTGACGTTGCGTTAATCGCTGATGGTACTGGCGACTTACATCGTGATAGATTAGATACTGGAGAACTTACAGTAAGAACTCAAATCTACGGT